TCTTAGTTTTCTTTTTAGGCTTGGACTTGCCAGCCTCGGAGAGGGCAATAGCGATAGCCTGCTTACGATCTGTAACAACAGGGCCACCCTTGCCGCTATGAAGAGTACCTTCTTTGAACTCTTTCATTACTTTCTCTTCCTTGGTCGCAGGCTTGCTGGTCTTGGTCTTCTTCTTAGTTGCCATGATTATTCTCCTATTAAGGTTTAACCGGCCACTCAATATCCCACGGGAAGCCTGCCTGAGCAGTGACATCCCGCAGAGCTTGTCGATATGCTGCCCAAGCTGTTTGATCCACAGGAGCGTCTAACACTTGAGTCCAATCAGACTCTGAAAGACGCTTGTTACGATCTTCACGGACTGCTTTGGCTTGGTCAGTATCCTTCTGAGCTTTATAAGCAGCTTCCTGCTCAGCGGCTGTATGGAGGACACCTTCTTCGTCAGTGTAGTCAGTGAATACAGGGCCTAATACGTACTTGGTGTACCATTTACCTTGAATCTCTTCTACGCCTTGACGCATAGAGAACTGATAACGATCACCATTAGACGCTTGAGGCCCTTCAAAGACCACATCCCCGCCAAAGTCGTTGATGATGGTCTCTGTCAGTTGGACGGGGAAGCCTGTGTTGGGGAACATGGCGCGGAACTCTTGCTCCGTCACCACTGCTCCTGTATCTCGAATACGAATCTCCATGTTTACTCCTATCAGGCGATTGCCAAGTAAATGAATGTACCGCCAGAGGCGTTGATTGCAGCAGGTGCTGTACTGCTGATTTCAAAGCCAGCGCTGTAGGTGTCGATGTAATCAGTCGAAGTCACTTCAGCCGCAGTGCTGTTGAGAAGCAGGTACGGATCATTGCCTGCCACGATGCCTCGTGCAGAGTCCCAGACGTACCACGCGCCCGTGCTGTCGGTGCGCTTAATCAGGACAAAGCGAGCGCCACCAGTGAATCCGCAGTCAACCTGAAGCGTAGTTCCTGTGCCTGTGTAGCTCCCAACCTTGCTCACGCCAGGGCAGGATGCAAAAAGGTAGGCGACGTAGGTTGCTCCACTGTTATTTGTGCCAGTGCCAGTTGCACCAACATAAAAAACAGAAGACGTAGGGGTGGTGTTTCCCCATACATTTCTAACTGCACTTGCCGCGGTACTGTTCACAACCAAAGTGTTGGCGTTGCCGGTGGTTGCTGTATAAACATACCAGCTTGAGCCGACTGTTCGGCTTTTAACGATCATCAACTCTGGAACCACACCAAGATTGTGAGAAATACTTGTTCCAGATACGTCGTTTCCTGTGTAGCACACAACATCGCAAAAATTAGGTGCGCGGCCAAAGTTCCAATAAACAGAATCCCCGCCGCCCAAACCCGCAGGAACCTGGAATCCGGTGTTGCCCCAAGCAAGAGTGTAAGCGTCGTTACCCAGTGAAGATTCTGCACTCGCGCTTGATGTAAGCAGGTATGGGAAGGTTGCATAGACTAAAGTGCTATTTACACCCGTCAGTCTTGTCATAACCCTAGAATTGTTTGGCGTTGTCGCCGTTCTATACGCCTGAATTTGAAAATCAACAGGCATTCCAGTAGTTATTGGAGTTCCGCCACTTGCTGTTGTTGCATTCGGACTGAACACACTCGTCCCCGTCGTCGGCGTCTTCATCGGGCCACGGCGAATGGCGATGTAGATGTAGGTGTTGCTGCTTGAGTTGATGTAGCTGTCGTTAGAGTTGACTTGGAACCCTGTTGCAGTCGGTGCAATGAAGTTCTCGTAGCCGCCTTCAGCGCCTGAAGAGTTAGGACGCAGATACATTGAGTTGCCAGTAACAGGCATGCCTCTCATGTTGTCCAGCAGAATCCACTCAGTAGAGCCTGTGGTTGCATTCTTAATCAGAACCCACTGAGGCTCGTAGCCCAGGTTGATTGTCGGCCCAGACGTAGAGCCGTTACCTGTATAAGACCCACACGAAATCACATTGTCCGTACCCGTCAGGCCAAAGCCGCCTGCGTTGTGGGCGAACAGGTAGGCGACGTAGGTGTCACCAGTGCCATTGGTGTCGTAGCCAAAGAAATCAGGCGAGCCAGTGCTGGACGGCCAGTCAGATGTGCCGACTTTGAATGTCGTGCCGTTAAACCAAGATGAAGCCGTGGACGTTTGTGCAACCGTCCTGTTGAGCATCATGAAAGACGCATCGCCGCTGTTCAGTCGAGCAGCAACACACCAGTTTGAAGACCCGCTGGTGCGCTTGATGATGACAAAGCCGGGAGCGCTGCCAAGGCTATGAGCGACGTTTCGGTTTGCTGTGCCATCTCCCG